GCTGATAGTTTACGTTTAGGTTTACGTGCCCCTAATCGTTTACGTTGATAGGGTAATATGTCAACCCCAGCCTCTATACTTTGTCGGGGCGTTAACCCAGCCCTCTTTGCCTCTTCTAAGCCATCACTAAAACCCATACGATAATACTCACGTTCCCTATCTGTAGGCATTAAACCACCCTTAAGGATGCAAATTGTATACTAGTAGCACCGCCAATATTATTAGTGATCTTAAACTGTAGTAGCTTTTGACCTTTTAATCTATTTTGAATAGTAAATATATTCCATACATTAGCTGTTAACGCTTCGCTTGTATCTACAAATAAATTATCTGTTGTACTTGGTACGAAAGAAGAATTGCCTTTTAAGATAGCAGCTGGGTTAATTGGGTTTAGATTAGCATAGTTATAGGAATCTGGCCCCATAACTGCCTCAATAGCAAAGTTTCCACTATTACCTACTTTTAGCGCAATAAAGAGATCGTTAAACCCTGTCATATCAATATATTCATGGTCTGCCTTTTGTGGGCTTAATACTGCGGCTCCATTTGGAACGCCTAAATGCTCGGGGTCAATTAAAAATTGCTTATCGCTAACGGTAACGCCTGACCATTCGCCGTCTTTTCCTAATTCCCCTGTTAAAATTGTAGGTTGGATCTCTTGCTTAACATCAACGTAACCCTCTACGGGTGTTTGCCCTACTTGTTCGCCTGAAGTTGAATACGGCGCATATACTTTTCTTATTGCCATAAAAATCAGGCAAAAATTAGGGTTACACTAAATTGAGCTTCCCCGAGGTCTGCATCCATTGCCCCAGCAATAGAAACTTGGTTACTTGCGGTTACTGGTATAGCTACATCTAAAGTAAATGGTAAAATTGTCATCCCTGTCGATGTTTCGGTCCCTACATTAGTAGCGGCTCCAACCGTTAAAGTCTGTTGTTCAGTCATCGCATCGCCTGTCAATTGAATTGCAAAAGTTGCATTATCCTCTGTAGCTGAATTTTGACTTACTGCCACAATTAAACCAACAATCGAACTATTTCCGGCCGGAACCTGAACTGATGCGGATGTTGATTGTCCGTATAGACTTGTTAAAGCCGTAAACGAATCTGCGGCCGTAACTGCGCCTTCTCTTACTCGATATGATGCCATTGTTTATGCCTTGATCCGAATTGGGCCTAGTTTGGCCAAGGTTCCGGATGCAAACCCTTTTGTTAATGCTTTAGCAACGAACGCGGCTCCTAAAGTTCCTATAATCTTATTTTTGTCGGACATTACCTTATTTTGCATTCCCATTAATGCGCCTGATATGTCACCTTTTAATGCTGTTTGAATTGCTGTGGCGGCCCCAGTAGATTGAGACAAAGATAAAGCGGTTCCCAATTCTATAGCGGACACGTTAAAACTCTTTCTTGCCCTACGTCGTGGGGCTTTACGTCTTGCTACCATGCCCCACTTACTACAATTGGTTACTTATACCTGATGTGTTGGGAACATATGCACTATTTGAGCGGTTTTATCGTCGCCACATACGGTGCATAACCAGTTTTTAGGAGGTGCCCTAACAAATTCTCTATGATCGCCGCACTTAGTACACCATGTTATTGGGCCATGTTCAATCTTTGCCTTTTCAATGCTATTTAACATAATAGTTCTAATGTATTTAGTTAAAAGTTTAGATTGTTTAACACCTAGGCGGTCAGCTTCTTCACCTAAAAAGGCTAATTCTTTTAGACCTATAGTAAACGACTTACTAGCGACATGCTCTTTTTTTCTACCCATTAATAACCGCCTTGAAACAATGACGACAGTATGTAGTTGTTACGTTATCTCTAATTACTTTTTGAACGCGACCGCTTTTTATATTTTCCTGACATCTATAACAAATCATTATTGACACCAACATTGACGACTAACGGATCCACATTCTTTGCATCTATACTTATCCATTTGTCGATATTGATTTAATCGTCTCATAATGTTAGTCCGACTTTCACTATTAAGGGTAAACTCTAATTCTAAAGTTCTTAATACTTCTTGATAGCAACTTATAGAACAATGTCTACCTGTAAACATTGGCCCATTGTCTGACATCCATCTCTGTCTACCGTCATCATAATAACACGGTATATCACAATTCTCACATCTTTGTATATTCTTTCTACTTATCATTTTTGATACTCCTATTATACCACTGTAAACCTGCTATATAATAATGTCCTTATTATATAACTAACAAAAGAAAGGCTAATACAAAAAATAGAAATAACCCTTTATACTTATTATTATTATAATGTAATATTATATTATAGCTTAAAAATGTCTTTAATTGATTTAGGAAGGGCCGGTTTTAGGGTAGTTTTGGGCTCTTTTACCCCCTCTTTAGGGCCTAATTGGTCCAAAACACCCCCTATTCCGGCCTTATTAGCGGCGTACTCTACCAACATGCTTGTCCAATCCCCATCTTTAGCCGCTTTTCTAATTCCGTTCATTGGGTCTAATTCTTTGCCTTTTTGAACCATTTTACCAACCGAACCAAAAAAAGAATGTTGAAAGTCTATTAATTTTAAATGCATCCTATCCTCAATTTCATCAATAACAGGTTTTAGATTAATTGTTAACCATTCATCCTCTGCTATTTTTTCCTCCCAATGTGAAACAATCATTTGTCTAAAAATAAATTTATACAGAAATAAAATAATGGCAATTTCTCCAACAAAGAGATAAATTAAATCAGGGTTCATGCTTGGTCCCATTGAGCTTGCGAAATAGCCGAAGGTCTAGAGCAACCCTCTCGTTTCATCTCTTTAGCTATTCCAATAATGGCAACGGCCGCCGCTACGGTTTCCGCTTTTGTTAAATTACCTTTTTGAACTAAAGCCAAAACGTCGGTAGCATCTACGGCCCACCTTGTGCAACGTGTTAATTCGGATCCATTAACCACCTTCGGGGTTTTAGGATTATTCTGAAAAACTTTATTCGCAGTATCTAAAACAAGATCTACTATTGTTTCACCTGATTTAACTACAACATCTTTAACAACGTCTTTAACTTTTTCTTCTTGCTTATCAAACCATTCTTTAGCTTCCTCTTTGAAAACATACGCAAGTATCGCCGAACCTGCTATAATCGACGGTATACCCACTAGTATTGCAGTTGTTAGGGCACTATTGCCCCTTTCTTTAGTGATTAATTCGTCTAACGCTCTTTTTTGGACCGCCGTAATTTTACGCAGTTCTACCCCTTTTGGAATTGCGGTAATTGGCATTATCGCTTTCCAGTATATGGTAAACTAGTAATTGGTATATTTGCAATAGCATCAAGATACCATTGATTAAATTGGTTGGGAGATATTGGCGGTATAATTACAGGTTGTTTAATTTCTGTTATTGGTCCGACTTCAAACAATCCACCCCCAAACCCGTTAGTTGTTTGGTCTGTTACACCATACGAGGTTATTGGTTTAGGTTGTCCTGTTGGGGGTGGTGAAATAGGAGTATCGCCAACGGTTTCCCCCAACAAGTCTAATATTAAGTATAATTCAGCTATCATTTACGCTTTTTCCTAAACGCTATACCCATCTTCTTTAATTTTAGTTTACCGTTTGCAAACTTATAGATCTTCTTACTACTATTGGCCTTAACGAACTTATTCCAAGCTGATAGTTTACGTTTAGGTTTACGTGCCCCTAATCGTTTACGTTGATAGGGTAATATGTCAACCCCAGCCTCTATACTTTGTCGGGGCGTTAACCCAGCCCTCTTTGCCTCTTCTAAGCCATCACTAAAACCCATACGATAA